CTACATCAGTCTGGGTTGCTTGCGATGTTCCGCTCATCGGTACGACGTCGACGCTTACGCCGACGTACGACAAGGACTTGACGGCTGCGATGTTCACCCTGCTTACTACAGGCACGAACGCCAACCTCATCAAGTTCATGAACGGTGAGAGCTGAGCTCTCAAGGGGAGCGTTGACATATGGCTAATGGATCCACATTACCCCATTAGGAGGAATTGGTGAAAAGCCTTATGTTACTCTGGAAGGAGGTAGCAGATCAATATGCTACCTGGTGCTGCACAAGTGCCTCTCGTGATTATGAAGAAGTCACGAGACGGGTTGAGAACGAGGGGTTATCGTTTCTCACGATAACCCTGCCTAATCTCTGTAAGGACTTTGAAAAGGCCCTTGCAGATGAGCAGGTCACTCCATCTCTCTTCGTTGGTTTCAAGAAGAGAGGAAGTCTCCCCTTATTTCTAGGAGGTTTCTTCGAGCTCGTTTTCGATCCGGAAACTGCTGTACTTCGGCAAGATTGTAGCATTGAGGCTATCCGCGCCATTCGTCAGCTTACGCTGATGTATGGTAAGATCCTCCTTCCTACCTCGGAAGAAAGGAACCAGGATGCCCTCAAAGCATACGTTCGAACCGAAGCAGATGTCAAGCATTTTGACAACATTGGTAAAAGTCTTTCTGACTTCCGCCGTGTTGCTAGGATGCTTTTTGGTCCTTTGCTTTGTGAATTGGATATACTTATCCGTGATCACAAGCTCGTTCCAAAACATGGACCAGGCAAAACCGCAGACAGACTCAGCGGAAACGCTAAGTTTGTCCAGCGTGCCTGGCCCGCCCGTCTAGAGAAGCAGCTCCCTTATGGGGAGTACTGCATCCCGAATTGGAGGTTTAATTACCTCCTTGACGGCGTGACATCTATCGAGCCCGGTAAAGAGCTACCTGTAAAGGTAGTCCTTGTACCTAAAACGCTCAAAACACCACGGATTATTGCTATCGAGCCGACTGCTATGCAGTATGCTCAGCAGGCGATAGCCCGTGATCTGACTAGGTTGCTCGAACAGAACGACCTGATCAGAGGTCAGATTGGGTTCCGCGACGCAGAGGTTAACCGGCTTATGGCCGAGTTAGGCTCTACAGACGGATCTCTTGCTACACTAGATCTTAGTGAAGCTTCCGACCGTGTTTCGAATCAGCTGGTCCGTGCAATCTTTGGCATCGGATACACGTCACACGCCATCCAGGCGTGCAGGACTCAAACAGCTGATGTACCTGGACATGGCGAGATCCGCCTGTCCAAGTTCGCATCTATGGGCTCTGCTCTGACTTTCCCAATTGAGGCGATGGTCTTTCTTACGATCATCTACCTCGCCATTGAGAAGAAGGAGCAGCAGCAGCTATCTATACCAATGATACAGCGGTATAGACGATCGGTGCGCGTCTTCGGGGACGATATCATTGTCCCTAACGACATTGCAGCAA